TTCGATATTGACTGCAAATTCGTTCACCAAACTCTTGTATTTCTTCTAGGCAGTATTCTAGTTGAGAAATAGTTTCAAGTGTATAGCTAACATTCTTAATTTTCATGCCTAGTTTCAAACAATTTTCAATACCTTCAATTTGTTTCTTTCTAACAGTAGCACCCTGATAGTCGGGGTGGTTGAGTCCTATCGTCCAAAATACTTCAGGCATGTCTGCGAATTGCTGTGCGTAATCTAAGTCACTTAAATATACGCCGTTGGTTAGGATCATGATTGATCTTTGTTTACCTGGCATACTTTGTATTGCACGACACAGTTCGGGTAAGTCCTTTCTAGTTGTAGGTTCTGCGCCCATTAAAGCTACAGAATATCCATCATCCTCCCATCCTTGAATAATATCTAATATGCTTTCTATGCTAGGATCTTTACTCATGTTGTCTGGAATCTGGTAACAATGCGGACAGTTTAAGTTACAGCGATTAGTAATGTCTAAGCAGTAACAATGATTATTGGCTTCTGGATATTTGTAATTGAGATAAAATTCTGCGTCCGGTTCTACCAAATGCTCGCTTTCTCCGTGCCAAATACATCTCTTTGAAAGCCATATAGATTTATCTCTTTCAAATAGAACAGCAGGAATATGCCTATAGCAATGTTCGCATATAGATGTTGTATCGTGTATTTTATTCATGTCTATATTTTTCAGGTACTGTATCTAACAACATCTGCCCTCTATTAACTGCTTGATCGCGTAGTATAACTTGATGTAATAATGGACTCATTGGCTTACCCGGTACTATACTGGCCCACGATTCGCTTTGTACTTCTTCTAAGTCTATGGTACGCACATCACACCATTTGATAAACTTATGTTCTATACCATTTATTCTTACAGCATAGTGTGTGCGATTACCACCCACTAAGTCAGGTTCCCAAATCCAGTTGTTATCCTTGCAGAACTGTTCTGCTCTTTCAACAAGTTCTGACAAATACAGCTCCTTAAAATCACCTTCTGGCACACGACCAATTTCAACACCTAACTGTATTCTAGCATTGATCTTAAATTTTTGTACTTCATGCATGACATCTGTCAACTGTTCTAAATTAGCTAGGGTATAGGTTAGCGTCTTAACATCTAGTCCTAACTTAATACAGTTTTCTAATCCTATCATTTGTTTGTCTCTGATCTGCCCACCATTGTAGTCTGGGTGGTTAAGACCAAAGGTCCATTTTAAATTTGGTATATCTTTAAATCGTTCAACATAATCCCATTTGGCTAGATACACTCCGTTGGTTACTATCATGACAGTTCTAGGCTTGATAGGCAATGCGTGTATCGCTTGAACTAGATCGGGTAAGTCTTTCCGTACAGTGGGCTCGGCACCGACTAAACTAACAGGAAAACCGTTATCTGGCCAACTCATAACTTCTGATAGTAGATAATCTATACTAGGATCCTTGCTGGTGTTATCAGGCATCTGATAGCAATGTGGACAATCTAAATTACAGCGATTAGTAATGTCTAGCCAGTAACTGCTCGGCTTACGTCTTTGATATTCTTGACTCTTATAAAAATCTATGTTACAATCTAATATTGCCTCTTGATAACCGTGCTTTGGACAAGTCTTGCCCAGCATCATTTTACCATCTTTTTCAAATCGTTCAGCCGGTATATGACGATAACATGTTTCGCATAAAGATATTGTTTGGTTGGTCATATTATTTTATCAGGCACATATTTTACAGATAATTAAAGTTATGAAATACGAATATTACTATAACAATGTACCGGGACAAGGGCTGTGTCGGAACAATCTTATTTACACCAGCCTGATATCCACTGATAAAAAAGTGTTTATGCAATGGTACTACAACGATACTGAATATCATAAGGATCAAAACCAAGTAGTTGATCCTAAAAAAATGGATGAAAAATGGTATAGAGAAATGCACTACCTACACAATATGGCTTATCATTTTCCAGATATGGTTCCGGAGATATTAGAAGTCAATGTTCCTGAACGTAAAATCTATCTTAAAGTAGACGGTCCGGACTTTTGGGAACAATCAGGATGCGACCAAGCAAACTATGATAGTATATTGCCAGACTGGCAAGATCAAATGATCAACATAATCAAGGCACATAAATCACATGGCTGGCACAAGTACAGTATGCATCCTAGCAGTTATTTTGTTGTAAATGGTAAACTTAAAAGCATCAATTATTTCTTTACCTATCACAAAGATGAACCTAACATTAGTATTGCCGATGTAGAAAGCCATATATACAGCACAAGACAAGATGAGATGCGTAAGCATTTAGACTCGTTAGGCATTGAGTGGGACAAGCCACAATCATGGAACACAATGGATCAATTATGTTGGCAGAGTTTTAGCACTAACTACCCTGCAGACTTTATAGAGAAGGTAAAATGTATAGTATAATTCCTTGGAGCGAGGAATTGAATCTTTCTGACTTTTATGCAGAAGCAGAACGCAGAGGATTTACGAACAACTCTAGTCAAAAGGCCATGGTTGACTGTTTCCGTAACGAAACTAAATGGGCAGTCTGGATATTATACTACAAAGACACCGCAGTTGGTTCAGTTGCCGCACATACTCTTGATGATTTAGGATATCGGATCTGTGCCAGGACATGTGCTTTTACAGACATGATGCCCATTGATCATTTGCGCACTAGAGAAGGAATTACTACGCATCAAAATGTAACAGCACAGTTTTTTATTCCGCAATGCATTGAATGGGTTGGAGACAACGATATGTACATAACCACACACCCTAGCGAAGTAGGTACGCAACGATTAGTACACACAGTATGGGGTCCTTCTTTGTCAGCGACTGGATGTTTAGAACAAGCATTTAATAAAGAGTATAGAGGGCATGTACAAACATTTTGGAAATTAAACAAGTCTGTCTTTTTAGATCAATTAAGTAAAGTAAAGAGATGGCAATGAAATTCCGCGCTGAACAAAACCGATCAATTGTCTTTTGCATATTAGATATTACTGATAATTGTAAAAGTGGATATGCTAAAGAAATTTGTATTAATCTAACTGATTTTTTAATTCACAGATGTGATCTATACAACTACGATATTGTTATCGGCAAAGATGAAGATGAACTATTAAGAGAAGTAGCCAACGATTATACACACGCTGTAGTTGTCTCGGCAGGTACAAGTTTAGGATTATCAGATAGACTTTTTGATGCAATAGAAGATCAATGCAGAGAAGAGTTTTTCATAGCCGGACATATTATTGATAGAAGCGACAATGATCATTATAAAAACGGAATTGAATTACATCAACAGTTTTACATTATAAATTTAATAGATTATAAGCAATTAAACTGTCCAGACGTGGGTAAAGAGCAATGGGTAGAACATCAACGTATTTCATATATACGTAGTGAAGATTATCTATTCAATGATCCCAAACTTCCTCAATATATTACGCAAGGTAGTACAGTCGAAACATCTCAAGTTAAACTACATGGTTGGAACATTTTAAATGTAGGACTAGAGAATAATAAACGCATAATACAAATCAGCTCAAGTGTAAGATCAAGCAAACGTTACCTATATTATGAGTACGACCATGTATTCCTAACAAGATTAGCTGATATAAAATATTATCAATTCTTTGCTACAAACTTTTTTGCCGGATGGAATTCGGATCAGCTAAAAGATAACATTCCGTTTGATGGTCCTGTTGAACAGTATGCTACAGTTGGTATAGGGTTTAATTGGATTAAGAATCTAAATCTCGTAGGCTTTACAGAAAACACCCGTGTAATTTTTACAGATATTAATCATAGCTGTTTGCAGTTTATGAAGACGATGGTAGAAGAATGGGATGGCAAAGATTACGAAGATTTCTATTGGAAGCATAAACCTATGTTGCCCAATAATCCTCCGTATATCGCAGAGGATTACAAAGAGCAGATACGGGTGCAATGGAAAAACTTCTTAGCAACTATCGACGATTGGGATTCCTTATGGAACAGAGTTAAAGAGTTAAAATTTGATTATGTTTTAATAGATTATACAGCATCGTTTAATTTTGATTGGCTAGACACCGAAAAGAAAACACTATTAAATTTAAGCAACCTATATAATCATGGTCCTTTTATTGCCACAACGAGTTTAAAATATCGAATAGCCTGTGAAAACACTCTATTGCAAAAGCTCACAGCTAAAGATCCAAACATAACGCTTATGCTAACAGCAAGGGCGGCTGATGGATTTTGGAAAACTAGGCCGGAGCATTATATAAGTACAGTTAAAAATTTTGTATACACTGATATCAACGAATTGAAAATACCCGTTTGGCACGTCGACGATTGGAATCACAATAGCAGTCGTCCTTTAGGAGTTATATGAACTATATTAGCATTGATAATATTCCATTTGGCATCTATGACGATGGACCGATCGGTGTAGGTATTAGTGGCGGGGCAGATAGTGCTATTTTACTTTACATATTGATGTCTAATGTAACACAACCTATTCACATTTATAACATGTGGTCTAGTAGCAGAAAATATTCATTTGCTAAAAGTGTTGATGCAGTAATTGGAACATGCTCACGGCTAACTGGAAATACTAATTATATTGTTCATAAACATCAAGTTGAGCCAAGAGAAAACATTGAGTTTTACTTTGATATGTTAACAACCGCGCTTGACAATAAAGAAGTCGATATTATGTATATGGGCGTAACTACATTTCCACCTAAAGATGTTTATCTAACGTTTGAACAACAACAGGAAGACTGGCATAATAAATTTAGAAGCGATGAAGTAAAACATCCGCTGTTTGGATTAACTATAGAATCACTAAGTTTAGATACAAGAACCTATGTACCATTGCGCAATTACAATAAAAAAGACATAGCAAGATTATATCGAACTCTGGACTTAGAGAACTCGTTATTTCCTGTTACTAGAAGTTGCGAGAATGACGATCATCAAGATAGCCATTGCGGGCAGTGCTGGTGGTGTCAAGAACGTATGTGGGCATTTGGGCATCTATGAAAGAATATTATCAATCTGACGCTCGCTATCTAAAACTAGATATAGAACTTCCATATGAAAAAATGTACGAAGAAGCATTTGCATTGCTTCACAAATTTACACCGCATAGAGATGGTGAATATGCACATGACGGTTGGAAAAGTTTAACTATACATGGATTAGGACACGATAAGCATGAAAGCTATAAAGAATACGGGTATGCTACAGGAAAAGACGCCAGTAACGATATGTTTTGGACTGAGATAGCAGATCTGTGTCCTATAACGACTCGTTGGCTTAAAGAAGTATTTCCTTGTAACAAATACGGTAGAGTTAGATTTATGTTGCTACGTGCAGGAGGAAGCATTGCTTTGCACAAGGACTCTAGCATAAAGCTAATTGAAAATATTAATATTGCCCTTAATAATCCTGCAGGATGTAAATGGATATGGGGCGATGGTGAAGAACTAGATATGGAGCCGGGCGGTGTGTATGCTATGAATCTATACTATGATCATTCTGTAGTTAACAATAGTAATAAAGATCGTATTCATATGATTATTGCCAGGCATGATTCTACCGAAGAATGGAAAGCATTGATAGAAAAGGCATCTGCTAAACAGGGTATTATTGGCGACTATATTAGTATAGACGAACTACCTTAACTGTAATCTTGATCTGGAAAATCAATAGCTATTCTGTGTAACAGTCGTTCTTCGATACGTTCAAACGGCCAGCGTCTATGTACGCCTAGCCATTGTTCTGCAATAACGATATCGCCATCTTCCCAATCGTGGTGATAGCAATACTTGTCTTGTATAGTATGTTCCCAGATGGGTTTGATTAATTCAATAGACTCTTCTTTGGTCATGCCTACAAAGGAATCTAGCTGTAGGAATGAAAGGTATAAACCAGTTTTGCCAGCATTATTTGTATAGACTAATGGAGGTTGAAACTCCTCAACTACTGTAGCTGTATATTCTAATTTACTATTTTGTCCATGCTCGTCTACAATAGCCCCGCCCATATAGATACATTTTAATGTCTTTAGCTTTTCTTTGGTAGCAGGATCTAAATCATTGTAAGACAATATGTTGTTGTTCCAGCTGGTTCGAGAACCTCTGGATCCTCTAACGGCATAGAGCCAAATAATAGGACAGCGATCTCTGTCTTGGGGCATATTACAATGCCATACCATTTCATCCTCGTGTCCTGCTATACCAGGTTTACCTCTTTCGTTTAGTTCGCCGGTTACTCTTGCAATAATACCATCGGCGTCTACTGCCCAGTTTTTAAAGTTTTCTTCTTCTTTAGAATTAAACAAGGGTTTGGGGCGTTTGAACATATGGGCTATTTTTAACTCATCTTCAACAGATAACAATTGATTCTTAAACACCACACAGGTGTTGCTGGCAATCAATCTAGCTATTAGATTTATGTCCTCCTGTGTAGCAGTTTTGAAATCAAATTCATCTACTAACACAGTCCAGCCGTTATCATGTAAGTGATATTTCATGCTGTATAATCTTGATCTGGAAAATCAAATGCGGCCCTATGCAAGGTGCGCTGACCTATTTGTTTGAAAGGCCAGCGTTTGTGTATTCCTAAATTTTGCTCACCGATTACAATATCCCCGTCTCTCCAATCGTGATGATAAACATATTGTTCTTGTACAGTATGCTCTCGCAAGAAATCTAATATTTCTCTGCTACGTTCTTCCGAAGCTTCTTGTATTTTAGATACATGATACATTGGAAAATAAAGTCCCTTCTTGTTGGCTATATTTGTAACCACAAGACGCGGCTTATAGTCGGCTATGATACCGTTAGTGGCTAGATTGTTAATATCTAGGCCCATCTCTCTGATAACTTCCATATGGTAGTCTTCAATTTCGGTCTTAAAATCGCCTGGCAGATCATTATAAGATAATATATTATTGTTGTAGCTGGTTCTAGATCCTACGGTACCTTCTACACCGTATAACCAAACCATAGGTAGTCTATTAGCCTCACCGGGATCATTGCAGTGCCAGACCATTTCGCTTTCATATGCCGCTATACCAACACGCCCATGATCGTCTGGTTTTCCGCTAACTCTTAGGAATAAATCTTCAGACCCTTCTACTACTGCTCCCTCTAGCCCGCTTACATAGTTAGTAGCCTCTGGCACAACAAAAGTCTGCGGGTTTTTAAACTTCCTAATTATCTGTACTTCATCATTGGCAGTTAGGTTTTGATTCCTAATAATTACTAATGTATTTGTAGCGATAAGTTTGGCTATCTGATTTACTTGCTCTTGCGATGCTTGTCGCATATCTAAATCTTCAATGAAAACAGTCCAACCGTTCTCATGTAATCTATAATCAATCATTTTATAATCCTTTCAAATTTAGTAACTGCACTGTTCCATGATATATTAGTTTTATTAGGACCTTCTAATAATGGCAAACTCAGTGTCCATCTTCCTTCTGTACTAGGGTTGAACGTGCTGTGAAACTGTCCTGCATTTACTAGGCTAGGCTGTGTTATTTCGGTTTCATATAACTTCACACACTTGTCTTCGTCTATTGTTAGGTATTCAGTTCCAAAAACAGTTTTTACTGCGGTGATGTACTTATCGTCTATAGGATGCCACCAGATTAATTTACTGCCAGGAGCACCATATGTCCAATTCACTTTTACATAATCATTTATTTTACCAGCATCTGTGTGTACAGGTAATTTCCCACCGTTAGCCGGAGTGTAAAATGCTTCTAACCAAACAACTTCGACATTAAACAGTTTGAACCATTCGATAAGATCTAGATTGATTTCTTCTTTTTCTACTTTAACGTGATGATATTGCGTAGGATCATATTTCATCCTGCTGAATAGATCTATGTTAGGATCAACCGGAATATCTAGATATCTATGATAGATGTTATTCATAGTCTTGTTCAGGATAGCTCATAGATGCTCTATGTAATAATCTCACATGCATCTTATCAAACGCCCATCTCTTGTGCATTCCGTACCATTGATCTGATATTACTATATCTCCATCTTCCCAATCGTGATGATATACATATTGTTTATTGAATATATGATCTGTGAGTATTTCTTTTAGGCTATCCGATACTTCCTGTGATAGCTCTATAAATTTCTTCATTTGGAATGGGATATAATACAGTCCTAGTTTGCCTGCAACGTTCTTACGGACAATGCTAGGGTCCCATTTATCATTAAACTTTATTTCAGTAAAGTCGGGATCGTGGGGTGCGTATGTATTACTATAAATGCAATGTAGATTTGAGATAACAGTTTTTATATTATCATCTAAATTCTCGTAAGCAATTAAGCTGTTAGTAAACGATGTGCGAGATCCTTGCATTCCTTCAACACCATGCATATAGAGTAGATCTTTTCTTTCTGGATTAGGTGCGTCGTCTACGTGCCACTCGTGTGCAGTCGGCCATCCGCCCATTCCAGGTTTACCTTTTTTTAAACCTGCTGTGACTCTACAGATAAATGCATCCGGGTCAACAGCATAATCACTAAACCCATGATGATCCTTGTCAAATTGTTTTGTAGGATCTTTGAACATATGGATAAGTCTTAGCTCTTCTTCAACTGATAAGAATTGCTTTCTAAAAACAACCAAACTGTTTTGACTAATAATCTTTGCTATAGAATTTATGTCTTCCTGTGTACAGATTTTTAAGTCGATATCGATGTATGTGGTCCAACCATTAGCATGCAGATCATAATTCATCTTCATAACCTTCTATGCCAAGTAACTTCTTAAACTCGTCGGTATATCTTCCATTTACCCGTACAGTGAATGTGGGACGATTTATAGGTTCCCCACCATGCCAATCTCTTTCATCCCACCAAGCAACTCTAGTATTGTGGTATACTCTTTCTTTGGTTGCAGGATCGATCATATAAAAAGGGCGGTCCATATCAGTCTTGATATGTATAAACTCTGTAATCTGCTTATATTCATGCTTGGCATTAGGATCAAAGATGCCTGTGATAGGATCTTCTGGATCATGATGTTCCCAAGGTATTCCTCCTGCATCGAGCGCCATGATAGTCGCGCTCCAGAAACTTTTGAATATACCGGCATCTTTTAAACTCTGTATCCAAGCGACTAATTCGGGAAAGTGGGATCCTACCTCTCCTACACCTTTTGTTCTATATGTTTCGTCTAGTATTTTATAAACATAATAATGGTCGTAGGCATTCAGCCCATATTTTAAAAATATTGTGCGTTGATTATATGTAAGATCTTTACCGGCTATTTTTAAAGGATGATTATCTGGCAAAGACATAAAATCTGTATAGGCTTCTGATAATGGTTTCATATCTAAGCCTTGTGCTTTAGGATGTACAGTCCCGGGGTGATATATCTGTAGACCAGACACAGCAAGATGACTGGCAGTGGCCATGCCTCTACATATACCAGGGATCAATGAATCAAACTTTTCTAAATCTATATATTTTGCTAGATCGAGGTATAACTGACCTTTTATCATTCTATAGTTCCTTTTCTTTTAAGACTATTAATTATTAGATCAGATAATACTACATGGAAATCTTCAGCATAGTGTATGACTAACTGCGTACATCCTTTTGAAATAGCGTAGTCTTCGGCATTTGTAAATTCCTCGAAATTCAGTAGATTAGGAGTATTAGGTACGTAATCAGGTTCGGTGGATTTTAGATATAACGGAATCTGTAAGAAATCTGCTGTATATAATCTACAGATAGCATCAACGATAAACATCTGTTGCTCTAGATGATTTTTGTAGTGATAGATTTCAAGCCATTTAGTATTCATTTCAGACTCAAAATTGCCGCTACCTGCTTGGAAATAATTGTCAGAGTCGCAACCTACTCCTCCTTCCGGGCAGTATAACTCGGCCATATCGGGCCTACCCCAACTGAAAAGCACCAAACTGTCTGGATATTCTTGAACAGCTTTGGTTAGCAATCTTATACTTCGTTGATTGGTCCCACCAGACATAGCAAAATTATAGCAGGGTACTCCTAACGCATCTGCAACTTTTTGGGGGAAAGTTAACAATTTGCCAGGCGCATCAAGCTCATCTATAGGAACTTTATCTACGAGATAAGCTCTACTTTTGAAAACGCTTAATGGATAGTGAAGCTCTAGTCCGGCAGTTGTGCTATCTCCGAATGCTAAAACAGATTTAATCTTTTTCATGGAAATATTTATAGACCGTTATAATACAGATTAAGAATTAATGGCTGTGACTTTTCATAGCATAAGTACCGTATGAACGTCGATTTTTTCAAACCCACATTGATCACACTAGGAGACAGCTGGACTGAAGGTACAGGATGCTATGGCCATGCTGATCCCGAGTTTATGGATAGAATGTGGAGTCTGTCGAAGCATTCAAAGAATTTATGGTCGGCCAGTGCAGAATGGCAGAAGTTCATGCAGAGCTCAGAGACTCGAAACCGGGCGGCTCGGTATAGTTGGCCTGCGCTACTGAGTCAGCAATTTGATAGTGAATTAATTAATCTGGCACGGGCTGGCGACAGTAACAGCGGACAAGTTAAACTACTGTATGAGTTAGATCCGACCTCTCTGCAAGGTCCAGTGCAGGTAATATTCATGACCACCAGTCCGGATCGATTTAGTTTTTATCACAAATCAGGTATTTGGAACTATCAACCTGCAATAATTGGATCACCGTTAGGAAGTGATATAGATCCTACCCGGGCTGAAGCACATACTGAATTAGTACGATGGTTTATTCAAAGTCAGGACTTCGAATACGGAATGGAAAAGGAATCGCAGTTTTATATTCAGGCCGCACACATGCGTTGCCAATCGCTAGGCTGGAAGTTTGCATGGATCCCAGCATTTTCTAACGAGATTTCTTATCAAGGTAGTCATAGACTACACGAGTCACAGGTAGCAAGCGACTGGCTAACTAATAAAGCAGATTGGGCAGTATGTGGACACCCTACAGAACAAGGATATCAGAAGATCTCAACAAGAGTATCTCAACTACTTAATTTTTTAGAAATATAACTATCTAAAAAATGATCATGAGCATGATGCAAATTAGTTACAGCAATAGCCTTAGGCAAGTTAATGATAGATTTTAAATCTGTGCTTTTAGATCTAGCCGCATGTTCGGGATAGCCTAGTTGCCAGCAATCTAAATTAAATTCATTAATAACAGCATCTTGCAGACTATTTGATATTCTCTTGGCATCGAAAATATTCATTGTGTCGTGTTCCCACAGCACTTCATCGCTAGAATAATTTCCTTCCTTCCAGTTATACATTGTACTAGGGTCTCCAAAAAAATCTACTTGCTGTGATCCTAATCTTCTAAGACCATATTTTTGTAAATTCTTAGCAAATTTACTTACGTTAGTATGATCCTTTTCCTGACCTTCTGCTAGATTTTCTACTATCAACGGAAATAGTACTAGAGATTCTGTAATCCAATTTTCTCTTAACCATTGCATAGCGTTGTGCCATTCTTGTTCGACGCTATACGGTAATCCTACAATCAAACTTATTGTTCCTCTATATGGTTTACCTTGTTGTTGGAAATAATTTTTAGTATCTAACACTAACTGCTTTACCTTGTCTGGTTCCATGCCTTTACCGACCACTTGGCCACTTTTTTTATTGAATGTTTCTATACCGTAATATTGTCCGCCAAAATTCATTCTAGCAAGCTCGCTAATCATGCCTTTAGTTTGGAGTAAGTCTGCCCGAATAAATCCGCTGAAGAAGGGATCAAAGTCTAATCGTTCTACTACATCAGCAAACTTAGTAATTTTTTCTACACGATCATTAAACGTCTCATCTGCTACATAATATCTATTGATACCCCAGCTGTCATAATTATATCGCATTTCGTATTCAAAACTTTCTTGCGATCTAGAAGTATCTTCTTTCAATCCTAATACAGGAAAATTGCAGAACGCACAGCTGAACTTGCATCCTCTGCTAAACTCTACAGTTAACCATTCCCAAGATTCTAGGAAATCTCTTTTTTCCATAATAACAGAATAGTCTCCGAGATTAACTGCCGGATAAGCGTGTATGGCTTTAATAACTTTCTTTGTGCCAAAAAACGCTGGTTCAAAAATAATCCCCGATGTAGAATTTCCCGCTAATGCTTTTGCTAACGCCAGCATAGCTTCTTCTCCGTAACTATCCACCCATATATCTATGTTCTGTGCGGCAGTGTGTAATACATTCTGTCCACCTATAACAGTCTTGATATGTGGATATTCTTTTTTTAACCATGCCGTAAAATCAGTTAATATATCAGTCCAAAAAGAGAAAAACGTACTAAATCCAAAAAATAATGTTTTATTAGTAACAGACTTGCGTGTAAATTCTTTTAACTGTTCTAGAGGCCAATGCGCCGCAAAATCTACTACTTCGATGTCCATCTCGTTTTTTCTTAGATAGGTAGCTATCCTATGGGCACCGCTACTACGTTCCCAGGGATAAGTTCTAGAAGAAAAAATTAATGCGTGATTCATATTAAGTTAAAAAAGTTTCTAAAGGATAGTCAAACCCAATAGTAGCTGTTAATCGTGGCCCGGTACAAGATGGGTTGGTATATATACCGTGTGGAGTTTTTACATGAAATACTAACGGTGCTCGAGTTTCGGCGCTTGCTATTTCAATTAAGGGATATTTTTCTTCTACTGACATATATGGATCTTTCCCGTCGGTAAACATTTCTACTAGACGATTACCGTTAAGATCAAAAAATTTAGTATAGGAGCTCTCACAATTATGCACTGGCCATAACACTCGATAATCTAAAACATTAGAATCGATATGTACCCCGCCAGAAAATCCCGGAGGAGTATAAAATATAGCTATCATAAACATACGTGCAGGAATTATCTGACTCACTGCTTGCGTCAATTCAGGAACATGTTCTAACACATGTTCTACATTTAACGTGTTCCAATAAATTTTATTTTCAAGTATATCCGTGTGTTCTAAAACATACTGATATAGTTTCTTACTAACTATTTCGTGGTCTTTAATATCTAGATACTCAAAAACTTTTGACATTTTTAATTATCTTTAGCAAGGTATGAGATGTCGCCAATTCCTTCTATTCCGCTTGCTAGAAATATTCTTAAAGTTTCTAATTTTTCAACACTATGTATAGAATCAAACTTCATCCAGTACCACGTGTTTTCTTCTAGACGCTCCTCGCATGCAAGATTTAATTTACTATAAGGAATAGCACTATAGTCTATAATTGTTAAATCTTTAACATTTTCTTTTGGCTCCCACCACGCGGTGTGTACATCGTCGCCGCCTGCTTTTAATAAAAGTTGAAATCCATTTCTTCGTCTATTAATATCATCAATGTGTGGAGCACAATAAGGACCGCCTTCTACATAGAGGAACCCGTAATATTGAAATTGATTGGTTATTGGATGATTGGCTTCTTTAAAAAAATCAAACAATCTTGCTTCGAGGCTGGGATTCATGGCCATGCATGATACACCGCCCGATGTTTCGTAAAAATTCATGTCCTCATTTGTCATGCAATTTAAACTATTTTTATCTTCGTGCTCAAATCTTCTATGGTATAAGATTCTATTTTCTTGTTGTGTTTCAAACATCTTGATTGCTTCTTCTATTAGATCCTTTTTTAGATCTTCCGGTAGACTAGGCATAGTAGTCATCTTTTTATAGTACATATCGATCCTGATTGGTAATTATTATCTATTTATGGACAGCTCAGCTACGATATAATAAATAGTGGTATATAACTATTACGAGGTAAGGAATGAGAGAACCGATGAGCGATAATTGGAAACTTATAAGGGAAGGATTGTTCCATCTTTATAAAGCCAACGATAACAGCTATTTTTGTACAGCCTACGTTGAACGACCAACGCATCCTATGCTACTGGTGAGATCGTGTTTTGTACGAGACCTTAATCATCTAACCGGTCCTTTATCTAAATACAGATGGTGTCCTCAGTTTGGTCAAGATAACAGAGACGGTTGGAGAATCTACCTAAGATTTGGCGGCCATTTTTGCAAAGACATCCTTGATAGAGGAGAAGTGTTAGATGAATACTGCCCTGATTGGAAAGAACAGCTGACACAAATGTGCCTAGATTTTAGGCAAGAAAAGATCTATAAAGTTACTATGGATCCTGAATATTTCTTTATCGATGAAGATAAAAACCTTAAGACATTTGGATTTTTTAATTGTTTTACATACGGAGAACAACCAGTAGGAATGGAGATAATGATGCCAACGTTTAGCCCAGATGCATCTCAAATTGTACGATCAAACACAGAACACGGTAGATTTGATTTCAAGTATCTAGAAGAATATGTTTACAAAAATTCTGCTTGGTTAGGCAGTCTGCTTGAAGAAATCTACGGAAAAATGTATGCAGTTAATATGCAAGAGACCCAAGTATAGTATTTGATAAATAAAAATATGCTAGATATCCTTCAACAAAAACTACTCAGCTGGTCTCCCGAGAAGGCAGATCAATTTTATAATAATATGCCACGATTCGTTCCTACTGGTAATAGAATCTGGGAAATAGCTCCTACGGGTTATTTTTTATATGATTCCACATATTCTGCATATTTTGATTATAACGGAAAAGTATACTCATTGTTGTTGGGTGATCTTAGTGTAGAATATACAAATAAACAGGCCCTAAGTGATGCATCTGTTGAATACAATAGCATTCCTATCGAAAGACCAGACTTAATACAAATTACAACAATCTACGAAATCATATATACCTATGTTGAGGAATCCAGGCCCTATAATAATTTAGGATTTTGTGGGCTAAACATCGCATGTTTGAATGCCGACCTCGAAACAGGTACTGATATTGTAGAAACAGAACGTGCTAAAATAAAAGAACAACTTAAAGATTTATCGATAAAAGCCGGTCAAAATGATTACTCTGAATATATAGACATGTATGAGCATGTTTATTATGATCCAGGTACACAAAGCTATTTTCTTGTAGGTAGGTTTCCTGTAAAAAAATCAATAGAACCGTCGGATATTTTTAATCAATATATCACCGACGTAAAAACACGCTCATAAAGAAAATAAATCATGTTTAACATTTCATACTCTTTAATACAATACGAAATACTCGAAAGCGAAACAATACTCTGTTCAGGTAAGATTCCTTATGATCTGCTTAATCATATACGCACTTTAACAGAGACAGGTTCTAAATCTAGAAAATTAAGAGTTAACATAGATGGTAACTCATCGATCATTGATAGCATAGGATATCCTATCGATCCAGAAGATAAGAATGTTACAGAAGCAGAAGTTATATATCAGCAGATTCAATTTCACAGAAATTTAGAATTAGAGACTCAGCATCAGCAAGCTGGGCTAGAAATTTTAAGACAACAGCAAGATATCGAAGCCCAAGCAAACGAAGTTAAATTTTTGCAAAGACAAGCTCAAGAGTCTTTTGATCGGTACCAAGAAATGTTAATTGAACAGCGCCAACTAACTGAAGAAACAGCCCGACTAAGAGAAGCAGAAAAATTGCGTGAAGATGAAAATCGCATAGCTTTGGTGAGAGGAATAGCATTGGATCCTAGTACAGCACCTGCGGCATTGGCAAGCGAATTTGGATTTTCGGGGGATATTAGAAGACAAGTAGCGGCTGTAATGGAGCGAGATATTAATATTTCAAAACAGGTAGTTCAGCTTCCAGAAAGTTTATGGATATCTAGTTACGAAATTATGGATGTTATTGGATCGCAATGCAGTCAAGATCACGAATTCGCGCAAGAAGTTGCTGACAAACTGCCCGACGATTCTAATTTAAAAATTACACTAAAAGGGTTTGGCTGGGTTATCTAAAATCACACGTTAATTGCAATGTGTTTGACTGGATCCCATCGATAATCCCATACACGTTGTTTAGTGTGATACAATACTGCACCAATACTTGAGCTAGGATCTCCTGGATTGGGAAGACTCCATCTATAGTTAAAGAAATTTTCGACAACATCTTTATTAGCCTTGCTGTTCATGGCACACCCTCCCATATATACCAAGCAATCAGATTTAATCCGTTTTTTAGCTTCCCACATAACATTTTCAATCTGTAGTTCAAATACTTTTTGTACTGCGGCCGCTATGTCACATTGGTTTTGTAAGTCTGCTGTTTCGCATGGCCAATTTGGTACACCCCTGTGAAAATTATATTTTAAATCTAATGTCCAATGTCCGAAGTAATTACGGACTACTTGATAATACCTGTTGGGGTCACCTTTTTCTGCCATCTTTTGTAACAGATATTCATCCTTAATAGGAGTTAGCCCAACAAATTGTGTAAAGGCGCTATAAAACAGGCCTAAGCTATTTGGATAGCTACGGCTCCATACTTTACGAATTTCACCGTGGAGACCTTCCCAAATAGTTGCACACTCAAATTCTCCAATAGCATCGAGTACTACGATAGCACAATGGTTGAACGGGCTTGTATAATAACCTGCGGCGGCATGACTACCGTGATGGGGTGTGTAGGTTACCGGTGCGTACTTAAATTGCCTTAGATGGCGTTTTGGCAGGACCGACATGTCTAATGCTGTTGAATATTGTCCAGCATAAATTTGTCTTGCTTTCTTAACCCACGGACGTTCGTACCAGAAGATACGATCTGGACTACCGTAGTTTAATGCCTGAACGTATTGACTACTATCTAGGTTGTCTTCTACACTTGTAGTCTGTAATACTAACTTACTGTCTTTAAACACAGCCAGACTACTGCCGTGATTAAGAGCATTTATTCCCCAGTTTATCATTTGTAAATAAAAGGATCTCGCTTACGAAGCTCTTTGATCCGCTGACGAGTCTTGAACCACTGATAAGGATTCTTTAATATTTCCAGTAATGTTTTCATATTGTTCCTTTAACCATTCATAGTTGTTAATCTTAGTTATATCGTGTTTATTATCTAACCCAAATTGCTTCCCGGACAATGCACCCGCATACCCTTGCGAACCAAACTTAGCATAGGTGTTTAATTGACACCAAAAATAAAGTCTAGCTTCGCTTTCTTCAGTTACTTGTCCGTCGATAGTTTTACTGGCAAGTTTGGCACACTCTCTAAAAGCACTTCGCCAAGTGCTAAATGCATCAGTATTGAACGCAGTAATATTACTAACTTCTTCCATAGCCTTAAACTTAGTGCTAATACTGGTAGTCATATCTGGCTTTGATATGTCCATATTGATTGTTAGTTTCTTAGGTAGAAGTTTAACACCTCCGTAGCCGTATTCAAGATTATTAAGCGGGTTGCGACTGCGCCACACATGCACACATTCTAAATCCCATTCGGGTACTTTGTAATCAAAGTTGAAAGAATCTAATATATGTGCATCACCGTCGACTACCCAAAACATTTCAGTAAAACTCATACGTGCGGCTTTTATATGCGCCTGATGAATTCCCTTAGTATCCTTGACACGTTTAGCTAATGGAAACCGTGTCTTAACCCGCTGATAGTTTTCTTCAGCATTTGGTTCTCCGTAGCTAATGAAAATTATATCATACACGATTGAGCCTGTAAAATTCGTCAAATGTGTTTACTACATAGGCGCTTGTGTCTGCATTAAGTACAGGCACACTAATAAAATCTTTTGTTTTTATTTGATACATTTGAATTAGTTCTAACGGGTCTATGCCAGCTATTCTATTAAACATTTCATTTAGTATTTCAAAGTCTCGAACATTAGTAATATCCCAATCGGTACACATTGTGAGATACACGCCTTGCCACGCACCGACTATTGCCCATGCACCTTGATTGGCATGTATGCCCAATGTAAGCCACTGCTTTAGTCTATGCAGGTTCTCCCACCAGATTACTTCAGTTGCTGGTTTACCCTGTTCTAATCGTATGCCGCGATCTAAGCACATCTTTACACCTTCACGGAATCCTGCCCTCCATGCCTGCAGTGGAGTAGTGTTTATAATCGTATCCGAGTAGCTTACTGTTAATGGATAGTATCCTGCTTCCCAGCAAAAGTCTACTTGACCTTTATCTTCTTCTGCGGCTTCGTGCGTTTTCATATTAAGCACAAATTCTTTACGCCACGCTTTAAGACTGCCATTACCGTACCGTAGTCCGTTGATATTATTGCGTCCCGGCCAGTTAAATGCTTGTGCATTTGGATATTTGTCTAAGCCAATTTCTAAATCCCAGAATTTGGGATTAACAATATTGTCTGCGTCTACAGTGACGAACCATTCTGTATTACTTAGATTGGCCGCGGCTTTATGGCAGGCGTCGCTACCTTTAACCCCATGTACACGTTTAGCCCACGGAGCTTCTTGTAATAGCTTTGCATAGTTTAACTCTGCATTCGGTTCGTCGTACGAGATGAATATGCAATCTAATTCATTAATTTTTAGCAACGACATAAACTGATATATCCTTTGGTCCGCTATATTCCACTTCGATTGGTTTCCCTTCTAAGAAATTATCCAATGTAATCATGCGGCTATCGTACAAGAAGTAGGGATTTCCTTTTTGGGTTATATGTATATTATACTGATTTCCTTTGACCAAAGTCAACCGATCTATGTTTTCTTGATTATCTACTGCATTAAAGTAATATGAGTCATAGGTAAGTTGGATAGAAGTATCTTTTACCCGTATATTGATAGCGCAGTCTGCAATAAAATTTTCATAAGGCTGTATAGATTTTACAGTTTCGGAATCGTCATTTTTTACGATCTGTGACGCAATCATTTTCTTTTTTCTAAATCCAATTAAAGAGCCGTTCTCAAATAAAGGAAAATAGTCCGATAAGTTTTTAAATTGGGTGATGAAGGGTTCTATTAATTCCCATTTCACTGGCATGATAGTAAAGCCCGCTTCTTCTACAGCATGAGCACCTACAGAATATATGTGTAGCGTAGATGAGTTAAATTTTACAAAATGTTCTTGTACAGGTTCCATACCTTATCCTCTAGCAAATTTATAAACGAATCGGATATAAGATCTTTTTTAGTATAGTGTAGTATGTCTTGTTGTAAAAAAGGACCAATTCGAACTTTAAAATCATTGTCGTAATAAAAAGAAATATTATCAGTCCAGTCGGTGCCACTGTGACTCAGGTCTTGACTTCTTGGTTTCATATGAGTGAATCTCGGAAAAGGAAGAGTCGGGTCGCTCATATCTTCAACCATATCTAACATCTTAGCTGTTAATGCGCAAGCTTCATCTGTAGGTATGCTTTCAAAATTACAATTTATTAACTGGTCTTTCCATGTTTCAGGATAATCAGTTAACGCTCTCATTATATCCCAAAACTTAGATGTCTCTCTGCTTTGTTTAAAATACAGCCAGCCAGAATAAAAATCTGGTAAATTATTATCTAAAAAAACTTTTCGATAATACTTGCTTTCCATAGTTTCACCTCGAAAGGTCATAGGGCGAGTAGCACACCATAAGTCGTGTTTTTGCATGTAGGGCCACCAGTGGCTGACGTCATTAAGAAATAAGAAATCACTATCGATAAAAACTGTTTCTTTGTAAGGAGTATGTTCGTATGCCCTCGACCGCGAGTTCATTCCTTTCGGACCTTCATACTCTATAATATTATCAAATACCCACGGCAGTTTAAAATTCTGCGCATTTTTAACCTGGGTAGTGCTGATAGAGACTGAATTATATCCCTCTGGCTGTGTTAGTTTAATTGTAAGAGCTGTAACATACGCTAATCTAAGATAGTCCGTACCTTTAGCAGGAATAGCTATCATAAAATAACCTCGATCTAGCAGTTTTTCGATCATTTAGTCAACTCCATTAGCTTATCTATATTGTCTAGTAGATCAAATTTGTTCATCATGTGGATATCTTGGCCAGATGTTTTTATGAGTTGGTTTTGATCCCCTGCTACCCACGAAAGTCCTGTATCACTTATCTTCACAAGTTTATCTCGATCATTGAACAAGATCGGACTTGGCAAACTTCTGTGAAACTTATCTCCCATCATGTGACTTGCTACAGTAAATGCGTAATCGTTTCGAAATCTTTCTGGATTAAATTTGTACAAAGCACTATACCAGTACCAATTTTCTCTAATATGCTCGACCAATCCAAATAATGATTCTACTTCCGGAGTTTTATTGAATATGATATTTGTAGCCCATAGCATATCTAAACTGCTAGGGTTAAATCGAACTTTGCTTCCTGGTCTACCCGGAACTAAATCATGCATTTGCTCGCATATCATAAAATCGTAATTAGTGTTTAGATATTCCTTTAAACGACTACTAAACACTAGGAAGTCGCTGTCAATAACCAGCGTTCTGTCATAAGGAGTTAGATCATAAACAGAGCCTCTGTTGGTATTTTTAAAAGTTATTTGTTGTCCTGACAGTATCCGATAATTCTTTGTGTCGGTTATTTCGGAATAGATTACAGAATCAAATGAGTCTATATCGGTCTTAGAAGCTGTAGATTGATTAGTGATTAATGTTACGGGAATTTTGAGATATTTCTTAACCAGTCTTGCGGCAAGAACTGCTTGAGGTCCGTAGGCTATGTCGCCGTCATAGGCAAAGATAACGCAACCGCAGGTCATAAATCCACCAATTTTGCCGCATTACGTTTTTGTTTGATTTCGTTATAATCTGTTAAGTATCGATTAGTAACTTCGAAATATGTACCAACAACTCTTGCTTGAAACTCTTCTAAATCTTCTATCTCTACTGGATAGTCGTTGTCGTCTAAAATTACTGCCGAACCGTAGTCTTTGATTGAATTGATAAATCCGATCAATGTTCTATCAACTGAAAACAGTCCACCGTTATAGGCTATAACTAATTCTGATTTTGCCTTATCTTTAAGACGTTGTCTTTCTATTCCTAATGTCTGTCTGTAGTTTGCGTGTTCAAGAGCTTTGACTAATCTGTCGTCCATTGCTGTTTACCTTTTTATTGTCGGCCACCTCTCATAGAAGAAAAAGGTGCTATATTGCCATTGGCATAACCGTAAGTGCCGTCAATGTAATTATACGAATGGTTGAACACTGGGGCCGACATATTGAAAGGCAGTGATACTGTTATACTCTCTCCAAATGTACCGGACGGACCTGTGGTAAAACCTCCTTGTCCTGTATAACTGTTTACATAAGATCCTATCACTGTAATAGAAGTAGCGGCAAACAGATTAGTGTTATCCAATCCAATGAATAAATTGAAATAGCTATCAGTATAATGTGCTTCTTGTTCTCTAATCAAAATCATATTTTGTACGCTGGGGTTAGCAATAGGGTCGGGATCTTGTGGTAAATTGCCTCCATAGGCACCGCCCGATATGTTTACAGTTCCATTATATCCTCCGGTAGCATTGTTTTGCGTAAATGAACTTCTAGAAAGAGTAAATGTTCCCATATTACTAACAAGATCTGTAACAGCCTGATTAACAGGCGATCCACTAGAGGCTGAAAAACTAAATGAAAGATTTATAGATCCGCCACCATTCCAAAATTCTCTAAATGCACGATTCGATCCAAAATCAACCCATATATGATACCCAAAAACAGTATTGAATGATAATGTATCGTGAGCTGTCCAGTTGTAATTGGTCAGCTTTGTAGGGGACACGGTAGTCCTATTAGAGTAACAATAGTCAACGGCTGAGCTTAGTCCTGTGTAATCAGACTGCGTAACAAAATATTTTGAGCTTGTTGGAACCCTAGAAGTAGGTTGATATCTAGTATTATTAATATGCTGATAGCAGACGTCTACATCTTTGGCTATTTGATCAAATTCGATTCCTGTTATTTTAGCATTAGTTTGAACCTGAGAACTTGTGATGCTTCCTGACTGATTCCAACCGATATCTACGGTGTTTAGATCTGGTGTTCCTAATACTGCACTAATTTTACTTTGTAACAGATTCCAGTCGTTGTGATTAACGACTGATCCGCCACCTACACTATAGGCCAATACTGATAGTGTGAATGTCGCAGACGCCGTATTGTTAGCGGCATCTGTAGCTGTGATAGTATAAGTTGTGGTTTGTGAACTGCTTGTTGGTGTTCCTGTAATAGTTCCTGTGGTTGTATTGAAACTCAGTCCGGCAGGTAACGCAGGGGATATACTATAGGTCTTAGTTCCACTACCTCCTACAAATATTATTGGAGTAAATGTTCCGATTGAGGTACCTGCTGTAATTATCTTTGATGCGGTTTGTACCTGCGGAGTCAATGAAAATGAAACGCTTGCTATGTTTTCAATGATAACAGAAAGCGGTGATTCTAGATTATGGTTGATTATAGTTGAAGACCATTTTGATCCTTCATTGAGTTTAATATACGTTACTCGAGTGTTGCCTAATTCAGATTGCAATGTGTTAATAAAATTATCAGTTAACGCGGGCACTACAAGAGTATCGTTTAGGTTGTTAACAAAGATCCACTTTACTCCGGAATTTAGCACAGCAGAATGCCAAATTCCGGGACTACCTGTAGTACCATAAAGATATCTAGGACTTGCCGCACGTAATGCTGAACTATTATTAGGAGAACTATTGATAAAATTATCAGCTATGCCTTTAGCAGTTGCACTAATAGTAGAGTCGTTTAGTGTTACATAATCAAGATCCATCGGACCTACTACTGGACATATTGCAAGGATTTTATTATTGCCATAATCATTAATATATTTCATGCCGGCATACGCTACCATCCAACCACCGGCGCTTGCTCCAGATATTATAAGACCGTAAGTATTAACCGCAGTAACAACATAATCCCAAACTGAGCTAAAAGAACTTCCTGCACCTGCAATAGTACAGAATCTTATCACTGTTTCGATATCGTTACCACCGGCTGGAAAATAGTTTCCAGTACTACCTCCAGCTGGAACATATTGATTGGCATCATCGGATCCCAAAGCATTGGCTAATCTATAGTTACAGTTAACAACAATATAACCTTGGTTAGCCAGTTGATTTATCTGATGATAATCATTGACCCAATTACCGCCTTGGTTAGACTGATACCCAAATGGAGATTTGGCTCCCCCTGTAAATCCTCCGCCATGTACCCACAAAATAACACCCTTCGGAGTTGAATTAAATTGCTGATAGATGTCGCAACGCTGTAAAAGATCTGTTCCATACGAGACTTCATTGGTTCTATAGTAGATGGCCTGAGTCTGTACAGTAAGAGAAAAGTTTTGCTGTGTAGATATTCCGTTACCAGTAACTGTAACCGTATACGAAGTTGATCCTTGTGTTGTATCGGTCCTGCCTGTAATTTCACCTGTGGTAGAATTTATATGCATGCCGTTATTGAACGTGATAGGACTGCCAGCACTACCCACATTAGAGCTATAACCGGGATAAATGGTAAAAATTGCCTGTGTTCCGTCTGTTGGAAATGATAAAAATGTACTATCGACAATTCCCGGTCCTGTAATATAATCATTAACCTGTAGTAAAGAAGCGTTTCCGCCGGTTATGTGTAGATAGGCGTTGGCTGTGTTTCCTGGTATAGATTCTATCCAACCTGTAAAACTGGTACCGCTTGGTAGTGCAGGATTAATAGTATAAACAAGATTACCAACTCCTCCCGAACCTACTACTGGAGTAAATTTAACTTGACTACCTGTCTTAACAGTGACTGATGGTATGGCGACTGTAGCTGTTGGTGATGGAGGCCAATAGGCATACAACGTTCTGTTTGGAGCTCCTTGTAACTTGCCTGTATCATAGTTTGGGTTGATAACATTATATCCTCCGTCTTGCATTTGGCCAGTTTTTGAATTGGTAGCTAGATAGGTCTGAGCATCGGCTTGGCTGGCTGTAGGAAATATTTCTAAAAGTGTAGCTAACAAGCCTGTTACCTGTGGACAGGCCATTGAGGTTCCATTAATCTTTCCTTGATAGTAATTGGTATTTCTAGCATCAGGAACACCGCCGAAAGCTGTGGTGTTAAAGAAAGAACTCATAATATAAGATCCGGGCGAAAATACATCTATGCGGGGACCGGTATTAGAATACCCTGATTTAATATCAATGTATGAAGAACTTAGAGCTCCTACTAAAATTGTGTTACTACATGCAAGGAAAGATCCTCTGTTATAGTTGTAAGTAACGGTACTGCCATTCGATGTATACGTGACACTATTATTATAATCAGGATCAGTTCCTGATTGATCATCTCTGGCGATTTTATATGAACTATTGCCTGCGGCGGCTGTGACTATGATTCCTGCATTTATACAATCCTGCACCTGTGCTTCGTACGGAGAATATCTAATAGGAAATTTAATTTGTGTAGAAGTATAGTCAGGAATTCCAAAACCATTTAGTGTTGCTTGACTAAAGCCGCCTGATGGGGCGGTATATGTTGTGCCTTGATAATTTATTGAAGTGATTGCGGAAATATTAACAGTTACGCCTGTTTCCCAACTATTGTTCATTATGGTAGGGTTTCTAGTGCCTGTTGCAGGATTAATCGCTTTAGTCTGATGCCAATACCTTACGTATTCGAAAAAGTAACTGTTGATGAACTGATTGGTAGTAAAGTTAAAGGTATTGCTATCATTGCCGCCATATGGATATATATTATAGATGTTTGCTTTTCTCGCCCATCCGTTAGTGTTACCGCATGCAGTACCCGCAACGTGTGAACCGTGCGAATTATTTGCTTCTAACGCGGCAGTGGCTCCTTGTGATTGACCATATGGAGTGTATATATAGGTACCGTTAGCTGTTCCCCATAACCCGCTGTTAAGGCTTAACCAGTTGAATTGATTGTATCTAGTTCCACCTGTGCCGTCGCTATTAAGGGCAAACTCTGGGTGAGCTGGATCTGCGTGACCATCTACTATCACAACGTCTACATTATCTCCTGCATGTGGTATATTGACCGTAGCTGAAACATCGTACAACTGTTGTGGACTGTCGCTACCCCATTGGAATCTCTGCACACCTTCGACTGCTCTAAGCATACCCCAGTTATTATCACCTTGTGCGCTTATATAACCTCTACTCCAAAGATTAGAAGTCTGTGTGTATGAAGAATTTGGTCTGAATTCAATTCCTAGGTCTTGTGCTGTTCTAGAAATATCCCAAACTCTAGGATCATTCATTAGCAATTGAGCTTCTTCTTCAGTCATCATATAATGAGTACAACGACTGGTAGTTGGATTCAATGCGCATTCTACTTCACGATCAGGAACGCATTCACTGCCTCCCGAGTTGATAATTTCATCATGCAAAGCCTGCTTGTCTTCGATGTTGTGTACTATTACTATATACTCTTTTAGATCGCTCATATTATTCCTTAGACTGTTGTCTGGCTGGTTAATGTGATACTTGATAAGCTATGCCCGTTGACATAGTTAAGATAGAACACACCCTCTCCAGATGTTAATATTGTATTAGGCGCTCCCCCCAAAGTTGTTCGTCCATTATAAACAGCCAAGGTAACTACAGCTGAGCTGGCTGAAGTGAATGTGCCGTTTGGAGTATAGGCTACTGTCATATAATCCGCAGTGTATGACGAATCTGGATTAGAGAGATAAAGCCAAGTTGATCCTCCGGAGGCAGCATTTAAGGCTCCTTGGAAATAAATGGTACCAGTCCAAGTTTGTCCTGATTGATAACAGCTATTAGCAGTCATAACAAGGACTCCCATGTTTTGAAACAGTTTGCCAATCTCAACGCTTTGACCGTTTGATCCTCCTCCGCCACCTGTTGCAAATTCAAAATAACCACCGTTATTCCAAAACAGCTGGTAAGCACTAGAGCTTCCCCAATTAACAGTCCACTGCACGGTCCAATAGCTGTTGAAGGGGCCAACAGGTACATTACCACTGTCGTAGAATGTGACTTGTGTTCGTATACTGGAAGTAGCCGCGTAACGATTGGTAACGATATTGCTAACAGCGGCAGAAGCGTTTGTCAAATAGGCCTGTGATATCCGAGTTCCTTGAGCCACTGTTGAAATCGAACTGTTAGTACCATATATGTGTTGGTAGCATACATTAATATCGCTGACCAGTGCATTGAAATCATTATGATTAACTGTGTTTCCAGTAGCAACTGCATAACTGCTGTATCCTACACCCCAGCTGGTCATAATAGTCTGTATACTACTTACTAGGGGATTCCAATCGTTATGTGATACTTGTGACATAGTTTATTCCTTAGGTTATAGTATTTGTTGTGCCAACTACGGTTGGTACTTGTTGTTGGTAAGCATAATATGTATTAACTGACCAAGAGAACAACGAATCGATATAGTCATCCGAAGTGTGAGCAGGAGCAGTGTGCGGGTCAGTCATAGTCGCTGTTAGTGTGAATCCAGTGCAGTTAAACATTCCAGTTCCGTCTGGATAAGGATTAATAGTCAGCTTGTAAGTATTGGATGTATAGTTTGCTTCTGTCGCTAATAATCTAAAAGCGATACCATCATGGCCGGGTGATTGTCCATTTTGTATAATATTATATAATCCGCCATTGGGGATACTGCCGGGTCGATCGCTGTTGGTCTGAAACGCGGCGTTACCTGAAAATACAAGAGTACCTGCTGAATTTAATAAGGTTGCCCATGACCCTGTTTGTCTAGTTCCGCTACCACCAGAGAAGCTGGCCGAAACCGTTATAAAGCCGCCGGCGTTAGTCCATCCTCGGAAATTATTATTGTTACCCCAATCTAAAGTAACTCCATGTTGTCTTAGGGTACTCCAGGTACTACCATCACTATAAGAGTCGGAAATTTTTACAGCTAACAATGATGCCGCTACTGTATTACGAGATGTCACAGCAGAAGTAGTGATAGATGATAGCTGTGTTAAATCATTTACGGTAATTAATTGACCTTGGGAAAATAAAGGTAATGCAGTGGGATACCCAGTTTGGTGTTGCACAATGGTGTTAAGATCGCCAATGGCTTTGTTTGCATCGTCTCCGTAGACTATAGCATTGGTCTGGACTTGTGAACTATTAAAGGTCAAGTTGTATCCCAAATCTACTTGAGATTGATCAGGCGCTCCTAGAATAGAAGCAATTTTTGCCTGTATCCCGTTGAAGGTATCTTTGGTAATTTTACTTGTGGCCATTTACTTTCCTGTTAAACTCTAAAACTTTCTCCGCACCCGCAACGATCTCTTTCATTTGGGTTTGAAAAATCAAAGCCTTCATTAAGACCATTACGCACCCAATCCATTGTTAGGCCACGTAGATAAGGATCATCTTTTTGACTGACCAATACTACAAAGTCCTGCTGGGCATAGTTGATAACACCCTCTTCACTTTCGTATTTGTCGACGTATTCTAGCACATAGGCTAGACCGCTACACCCTGTTGTTCTTACGCCTATCCTGATCCCCGCACCTTTACCGCGCTTTTTAAGATTTTCGCTTACTTTTTTAACGGCTTCAGTTGTTAAATTGATCATAATATGCTACAATAAATATCTACCTGTATTTAGCGCATAAAACTATAAAGAAAAACAATATGAAAATAGCCGTATTAGGAGCAGGTTCCGCCGGAGTCATTACATCTGCACAGCTTTGTGCAAATGTTCCCAACAGAATAAAGGTCGTAAACATACACGATCCTAACATTCCTATGTTCCAGATCGGCGAAAGTACTAATTCTGGATTCATTACAGTTCTAGAACAAGCATGCGGGTTTGAATTCATGGAAGACCTGCATGAAATGGATAGTACACTAAAATTTGGTAATAAATTCATCAACTGGCGCGAACAGGATTGGTTTAATCCCTTGTTAGACGGTGGTGTGGCTATACACATTAACAACTTTAAACTAAAAGAGTATGTGTTTAAAAAGTGCCTAGAGCGTTGGCCTAACAAGTTTAGTCTAATGCAAGGCACAGTTTCTAGCTTAGAAAATCTAGCCCGCGGAGTTAATATAACTATTGACGGCCGCGTTGAGTACTTTGATTTTGTAGTTGATACTAGAGGAAGCCCTACAGATTGGGATCAGTATAATATTGCAGAAAGCATTAGCATTAACAGCGGAATCATACATACTGTAGAAGAACCTGGCAACTGGCAGTACACTGAACATATGGCTACAAAAAATGGCTGGATGTTTGGAGTACCGCTGACTACTAGACATACACACGGTTATATGTATAATGATACTGTAACTACTAGAGAAGAAGCTCTAGAAGACATGGCTCAAATATTCAACACAACTCCGGATAAGATTGGACGCAAAGGTGCGCCAGTTGACTATCATTTTAATAGCTACTACGCAAAAACTGTATTTGAAGGTAACGTTCTTAAAAACGGCAACCGTGCTATTTTCTTTGAACCTATTACCGCTACAGGAATCTACTTCTACATATATGTAAACTATTTGTTTATAGAATTCTTAAAAGGCAATTTAAAAATAGAAGATGTCAATGAACGATTTATTGACTATGCTGTCCAACTAGAGCACTTGATCTGTTTCTTCTATCACGGTGGAAGTACGTTTGATACTCCGTTCTGGCGTATGGCAAAAGAACGCTCAACCAAGACTATAATGAACAGCCCGCACTTTAAAAGAGCATTGGTTGATTGCTTCCGTAAAGGACAAGATGGCCTGCCTCATTTTGCTGAAAGTTGGGTGTTCAGCGGTTATCACTTACACTTGATAGATAAAAAGTTTGGCTACAACTATTTTACCGATCTTGAAAAGAACAAGAAAACTCTCGAGGCCGTAGAACGCAACTTAAATACTGGTGGAAGGATGATATTATGATTACTATTACAGAATCTGCAAAGATTAAAATAGCTGACATCTTACTAGAAGATGGTAGCAAGTACGTCCGTGCATTTGTGCAAGGTGGCGGATGTAGCGGTATGCAATACGGTTTTACCATAGAGAATACACTCAACGAAGATGACTTCGAGTTTGATAACGTAGTAGTGGATTCTATGAGTATGCAATATCTAACCGATGCTACGATAGATTATAAAGAAGATATTAATGGATCCCAATTTAGTATTAAAAACCCCAACGCGGTTACAACCTGCGGATGTGGAAGCTCATTCAGCCCAGAGTGAGTGGACCGCAGGTTATTTCAAGATAAAGCAACTAAACCTTAATCTTAAAAATTTGATGGCCAGTACCATGATGGCCGCAAATACAGTTAAGATTCGTTATCCTGAAGATTCTGTTGATTCTAACGGATTCAAAGGCACAACAAAAACATTTGAAAAATATAATGTGTTTATGTTTTCTGCACAGCCCCTATGGGAACTGTTTAAAGAAATAAGCCAGTTCTGGCAAACTGTTAAGACTACTGACAAAATACACTATATGCAAGCGTGGATCAATATCTACGAGGAAGGTGCAGAAAGTATTGGCTGGCATCACCATTGGCCCGAACACATGCAGGCCTGGCACGGATACTATTGTTTAGATGTTGACGTGAGTAAAACTACCTATGCATTACAGCCGCACCATTACAAACAAAGCAGAGATGTAGCAGATCAGTATCGGGGTGTGTTAGAACATAACGATGAGTATGAGCTAATCGATGTAGTAGGACGCGACAACATGCTGGTTATGGGGTTGAGCAGTAATGACCTACACAGAAACATTCCTTGGAAGATTAAAGACAGACCAAGGATTACTATTGCGTTCGATATTGTCCCCGGCGAGTTTATTGACAACCGAGTATGGGAAAATCATTGGATTCCTTTGATATGAGCTTGTACAAACAATTACACACTAGACAGATCCAAATGGGCGGAAATGCTGTTTTAGAGCAGGATTTTGGCGATGAAGCTATCCTAGTTCCTAGCCCAAATTGTAAGGTTTTCCTGCATTGGTTAACCGAAAAAGGCAATATTCGTTCAACTTTTACAATGACTTATGCTACCAAAGTAAGTGGTAAAGTGCGTATAACCAACGGTTTAAACACCGAATTAACCATTCAGGTCTTGACAAACTGGTAAAAATCAGCTATAATATAGCTATACAGTTAGAAAGGTAACCATGCATAATATCATCAAAGAGCTTGAATCAGATAACAGTCGTTTGGCTAAAGAAGCTATTATTGAACGTGAAGCCAAAGCCGGCAACACTGAATTCTTTGCAGGTGTGCATCTCGCACTCAACAATTATATAACCTTTGGTGTTAAGAAGGTTCCTACGCACTCAGGTCCTGACGGACAAGGCTTGCCCTATCAGGCATTCCAAGAATTAGCACATTTGCTTTATACACGTCAGCTTACAGGTAACGATGCTAAAAATGCTATCGAACTTGCCCTAGCCGCAAGCACAGGTGATCAGTGGAACTACTGGTATCGCCGTATCCTTATCAAGGACCTGCGTTGCGGCGTAAGCGAAAAGACTGTAAATAAAGCAGTAAAAGGAACAAGCATTGATCCTATCCCTGTATTCGAATGTATGCTTGCCCATGATGGAGCCAATCATGAGAAGAAAATTACAGGTGTTAAACTGCTCGAACCAAAGTTGGACGGAGTACGATGTATCACCGTTGTCAACTATGAAGCTCGAACCGTTGTTCAATACACAAGAAATGGCAAAGTGTTGGAAAACTTTAGCCACATATCAGATAGCCTTTTGGCTAATATCGATGACTTGGGTAGAAGCTATGTGCTCGACGGAGAAGTAGTCAGCAAGAGCTTCCAAGATCTAATGAATCAGGTTCATCGCAAAGATGACGTCCAAGCACAAGATGCACGTCTTATGTTGTTCGACATTGTGCCGCTTTCAGAATTCCAAAAAGGTAAATCAGTAATGGGCCAGCGCCGCCGCTCTGCATTACTCAAAACGCTTAAACCCACTTTTGTCAAGTGTGGTAGCATCGATGTTATTGAACAAACTGAAGTTGACTTAGATGGATACGTTGGCGAGATGCAGTTTAAAGAATTTAATAAGGAAGCTATTGCCAAAGGGTTTGAAGGTATTATGATTAAAGATCCTAATGCTCCTTACGAGTGCAAACGCTCAACCAGCTGGTTAAAGCAAAAGCCATTTATTGAAGTTAGTCTCACTGTACTAGAAACAGAGGAAGGCACCGGCCGTAACGTAGGCAAGATGGGTGCATTAGTTTGCGAAGGTACTGAGGACGGCAAGTTGATCAAGGTCAATGTAGGTTCTGGATTTAGCGATGAAGATCGCGATGAGTTTTGGTCATGCAAAGTTGACGGGCAAGTAGTTGAAGTCCGTGCAGATGCTATTACCCAAAATCAGGACGGAACTTATAGTTTGCGCTTTCCAAGATTCCTGCGATTCCGTGGTTTTACAGCTGGCGAAAAGATCTAATGGATGATGTAATTGTTCTCGACGATATTGTTACTCCTACATATCAGTTTCATTTAAATGATATGACTAAGGACTACAGTTTCGACTGGCATTTTGGGCCAAGCAATATCCACGAGAACAAAACAGCATATCCAGAGATATTCTTAGA